AGAGCAGTTGGACAAGATACTTTCCAACCAAAAATTGGTTTCAAAACTAGATACGGTTTAGTTGCGAACCCATTTGCTGAAACTGGTGCTCAATCAGGTGCTGCTACTGCTGTAAACCACTCTGGTTCTGCAAATAGTAACAGATACTACCAAAGAGTACAAGTTGCTAACATAATGTAATATTGGTTGATCGTTGTTTGACGATTACTTTAAAGGGGCGGCCTCAAAACCGCCCCTTTTTTTTGGCATAAATAAATGTATGATTGAACAAATTAAGAAGATTGTTATTGGATTGATTGCAATATCTTTGTTTATAGGATGTTTAGCAATTACATTAAACCACTTAAACCCAAAACCCACACTAGAAGATAACATAAATCAGAAACTAGAAGAGGCAGAAAGCAATCCTCTTACTGATAAAGAGCGTGAATTAGCAACAGAATCACAGACAAAAGAGTGGGAAGAAGTAGATAAAGAAACAGATAAATAGTAGTATGACTACTACAAACTCATATAGAAGGCAACCTACTAAACAGGATTATGCCGATCCTACAAAGTTTAAATTTAGTATAATTAAACTTCCTAAAGTAGAATATTTTTGTACACAGGTAAATCTACCTGGTATTAGTCTAGCAGATAACTATACACAACCTACACCATTTAGAAACATACCTTTACCTGGTGAAAAACTACAATACGAACCTTTGTCTATGACATTTCTAGTAGATGAAAATTTAGAAAACTACCAAGAAATACACGGTTGGTTAAGAGGTTTAGGTTTTCCTGGTGGACACGAAGAATTTAAGAAACTATTAGATAGTGGGGCAGACAGGTTTCCTACATCTAAAAGTAGTGTATTGCCTGACGCTGGAAGATCAAAGTTTGGCGCTCCTAATACTGGTGCTATATTTTCAGACGCAACACTAAACATTTTAACAAGTAAAAACAATCCTGTTACTGAAGTTAGATTTAGTGATTTGTTTCCTATATCACTATCTGCTTTACAATACAATCAACAAGCAACTGATACTGATTACCTAACAGCAACGGTAACCTTTGAATACAAACTATACGATTTTGCGACATCAAACGCAAGTAGAACTACAATAACAACCTCATAAACATTGACTTTTTAGTCGGTTTGTGTTATTATGGATATATTATGGATTTAGAACAATTACAAGAATTAGCAGACAAAGATTTAAAAATTAATGATACTGAATTAGATTTAGAATCATTAAAAACACCTCAACTACATAACAAATATTTAAAACATTTAACAAAGTTTAAGTTGTTATTAACTAGAGCGCAAGACGATTTTACTAGAATAAAAAAAGATAAGTGGGAATACTATACTGGTAAGGCAGACCCAGCAGTATATCAATTAAAACCTTTTAACTTAAAAATATTAAAAGCAGATGTACAGCAATATATCGAATCAGATGAAGAATGGATCAAAGCGAATCAAAAAGTTAAATACTTGGAAACTATTGTAGATTTTTTAGATAGAACAATAAGACAAATTAGTAATAGAACATTTACTATTAAGAACGCCATTGACTGGAGAAAGTTTACTAGTGGCGCTATCTAATGACAACCACACGATACCTCATCATAGATAAGAAGAACGAAGTCTATTTAAAGATAGAAGCGGACGCTGATATTCGTAGAGAATTAGGCGAATACTTTACCTTTGAAGTGCCTGGTTTTAAGTTTATGCCCCAATATAGAAATAGAGTTTGGGACGGTAAAATTAGATTATTCAGTTATGCAACTGGTCAAATATATGCAGGATTATATCCTTACATAGTAGATTGGTGTAATAAAAATGATATTCAAATAGTAGATGGAACTAAAATAAAAGATGTTCCAATGAGTGCTGAAGATACAAATAGATTTCTAAAAGCATTAAAGATACCTAAATTACAAATAAGAGATTATCAAGCAGAAGCATTTGTACACGCAATTAAAAAGAGTAGATGTTTATTGTTATCACCAACTGCCTCTGGTAAATCATTAATAGTTTATCTTATATTAATATACAATCTATTGAGATTAAAAGAAAAGAAACAAGATAAGATATTAATTATAGTACCTACAACATCTTTAGTAGAACAATTATATAAAGATTTTAAAGACTACGGTTATAATAGTGATCGTAATGTACATAGAATATATCAAGGACACGATAAAGATACTAATAAAAGAGTAATAATATCTACTTGGCAGTCAATATATAACTTACCTAAAAAATGGTTTAAACAATTCGGTATGGTTATTGGTGATGAGGCACATTTATTTAAAGCAGTTTCATTAACAAAGATAATGACAAAACTAGAAAATTGTAAGTATAGAGTAGGACTTACAGGTACTTTAGATGGCACTAAAACACATAAACTTGTACTAGAAGGATTGTTTGGTACGGTAAATAAGGTAGTATCTACAAGTGAATTACAAGAAAAGAAACAACTTGCTAATCTAAAAATTTTCTGTTTAATTTTACAACACGATAAACACGCAAGAGATTTTATGTTTGGTAAAACTTACCAAGAAGAAATGGATTATTTGGTTAAGAATGAAAAGAGAAACAAGTATATACGTAATTTAGTTTCATCTTTACAAGGTAATACTTTAGTTTTGTTTCAGTACGTGGAAAAGCACGGTATGGAATTAAAGAAACTAATAGAAGAAAAGAATCCTGATAAAAAAGTATTCTTTGTATATGGTGGTGTAGAAGCGGAAGAAAGAGAAAAGATTAGATTTATAACTGAAAAATCTGATGGTGCTATCATAGTTGCTAGTTATGGTACTTTTTCAACAGGTATTAATATCAGAAACTTACATAACATAGTTTTTGCAAGTCCTAGTAAAAGTAGAATAAGAAATTTACAATCTATTGGTCGTGGTTTAAGATTAAAAGATAATGATTCTAATGCTACTTTATATGATATATCAGATGATTTAACGCACAATGAAAAAGAAAATTATACTCTTTCTCACTTTAGAGAAAGGATAAATATTTACAACGAAGAGGATTTTGAATATGAAATCCATAATGTGGAGTTAAAATAAATGCACCAAAACCAACCACTAATAGGCGTAAAAATCATCAAGTTAATCAATGGCGAGGATGTGGTAACCGTTATACCATCAGGTAAAGATCAGTTACCAGAAAACTCTCAATTAGTAAGAATACATAAACCTTTACTAATTAAGTATGTTCCTCAAATGACATTAACTGGATTCAAAGATTATATTGCTTTAATTAAATGGTGTTCTTATACTTCAGATAAAGTAATTACTATTCCAAAAAATAAGATAATGACAATAACAAATGCGTCACCTGAAATGGTTAAAAGTTATGAAGGTATTGCTGTGAATTACGACCAAAAACCGATTCCAGTCAGACAACAAAACTATAAACAACATAAGTTTACAGACGCTGAAAGTGAAAAGATACGTGAGATATTTGATGATTTTGAAGATGAAGACGAAGGCAACACAACTATACATTAATTTATATAATATATTATTTACTATAGCTATATCTCTCGGCAACCCGCTACACGCTCCATTATACACAAAAAAGATAAAAAGTCAATGCTCATTTAGAGCAAAAAATGAAACCGAAATTTCGGGATAACATTGACTTTTTTGAAGAAAGATGTTATATTAATATTATGAGAAAAACTACAAAAAAAGAACATTATGTAAACAATAAAGAATTTTTAGCTGCAATGACTGAATATACAAAGAATGTAAATAGAGCGAAAAGAAACAAACAACCGAAACCGCCTGTTACAGATTACATTGGTAGTTGTTTTTTAAAGATAGCGAATCATCTATCTTACAGACCAAACTTTATTAATTATACTTTTAGAGATGATATGATTAGTGATGGTATAGAAAACTGCCTACAATACCTAGACAATTTTAATCCTAGAAAATCAAAGAATCCCTTTGCATATTTCACGCAAATTATATATTACGCCTTCATAAGAAGAATACAGAAAGAGAAAAAACAAGTAACTATTAAGAATAGACTTATAACAGAATCTAATTATGATGATATGACCTTGCAACCAGGTGAAGACAAAGAGTTTAAAAATCAATTTACAGAATTTCTTAAAAAGAATATGCCAGTTGAAGAACAACAAAAAATTGCTGATGATTTAGCAAAGAAAAAGAAAAAGAGGAAGAAGAAAAAAAAGAGTAGTTTAGATTACTTTTTGAGTTATGAAGATAGCGCTACTGAATGATACACACTTCGGATGCCGTAATGACTCACCTGCTTTTATAAATTATCAAAATCGTTTTTATGATGAATTGTTTTTTCCGTACATTATAGAAAATAAGATAGATACATTAATACATTTAGGTGATGTGGTTGATAGAAGAAAGTTTATTAACTTTAATACTGCCCACAATTTCCAAAAAAAGTTTTGGAAAAGACTATGGGATTTAAAAATAGATACACATATTATATTAGGTAACCACGATACTTATTATAAGAACACAAACAAAGTAAACTCTATTCAACAACTATGTACATCTTTTGATGGCATAAACGAACCTTGGATATATGATGGTCCTAAAGAAGTAGAATTAGGTGGTTGTCGTATGTTATTTTTACCTTGGATATGTGATGATAATTATGATGATTCAATACACGCAATAGATCACTCTACTGCTGATATATGTTTTGGTCATTTAGAGATTAAAGGTTTTGAAATGCACAAAGGACATATGAACGAACACGGTTTAGATAGAGAACAATTTAAACGATTTGAAAAAGTTATGTCTGGACACTTTCATAAAAAATCAGATGACGGACTTATTTACTATCTTGGTACACAATATCAAATAATGTGGTCAGACTACAATTGTCCTAAAGGATTCCATATCTTTGATACAGAAACAAGAGAGTTAGAAAGAATACCTAATGATCTTGCTATATTTAAAAAGATAATATATGATGATAGAACAACTGATTATACTAACTTTGATCTTTCACCTTATGAAAATTGTTTTGTTAAAATGTTTGTATCATTTAAAACAAACGAAGAAATGTACAATAAACTTGTAGAAAGATTTTATACTAATACAAACGTACACGAATTACAAATAATAGAGGATCCAGTAGATATAAAACAAACCGTAAAAGCAAATATACTAGATCAAGGAGAGGATACTATGACTTTCCTAAATAACTATATTGACCAGATTGATACAGATTTAGATAGAAAAAAATTAAAAGACTTTACTAAAGAATTATATGTAGAGGCAAATGAATGATAATCTTTAAAAAGATAAAATATAAAAACTTTCTATCAACAGGAAATCAACCAATAGAAATAGAATTAGGTAAATCACCTACAACACTTATCATAGGACAAAATGGTTCTGGTAAATCAACTTTACTTGACGCATTGTGTTGGGCATTGTTTAATAAACCTTTTAGAATAATTAAAAAAGAACAAATGATAAACACTATTAACAATAGTGAATGTGAAGTAGAGATAGATTTTGATGTAGGTACAAAACAATATAAAGTTAAACGAAGTGTTAAACCTAATCTATTTGAGATATATGAAAACGGACAATTGTTAAATCAAAATGCCTCTAGTATTGACTATCAAAAATATTTAGAACATAATATTATGAAGTTAAATTACAGATCATTTATTCAAGTTGTTATATTAGGGTCTTCTTCATATGAACCATTTATGAAAATGAAGGCAAGATATAGAAGGGATGTAGTTGAAGAAATATTAGATGTAAAAGTATTTAC